ATTCATTGGTATTGGCAAACTCGGACTTGACTGTGCCGAAGTTATGGCAGAAAAACACGAAGTTTGGGGCTATGACCCTGCTCCACGCACTAGCGAAACTGTAAAGGTAGTTGGCGTAGAAGAACTGGTTCAAAACAGCGAGTGGATTTTTATTGCTGTTCCTACTCCGCATGCTGAAGGCTACGATGGATCCGTTCCAAGCAGTCACATGGAACCCAAGGACTTTGGGCATGATGCTGTGATTGATGCTATCAATAAGGTTAATCAACATGCCAACGGTGTTAGCAAAAAGGTAGTGTTAATTTCTACGGTTCTTCCTGGAACCACACGCCGTAAGTTTATTACCCTGTTAGATCCTGTACATCAGTTCTTGTACAATCCCTACTTGATCGCCATGGGCTCAGTCAAGTGGGACATGGCCAATCCAGAAATGGTCATCATTGGTACCGAAGACGGTAGCTTGACCGGTGTTGCTGGCGAGTTGATAGATCTCTACAAGACCATCATGAACAACGACCCACGCTACGAAGTTGGCACCTGGGACGAGTGTGAATCAATCAAGATTTTTTACAATACCTTTATCAGTGCCAAGGTTGGCCTGGTCAACATGATCCAAGACTTTGCTCTACGCATCGGACACATCAATGTGGATGTGGTTACAAATGCTCTTGCACGTAGTACCATGCGTATCATGGGACCCAAGTACATGACAGCCGGTATGGGCGATGCAGGTGCTTGTCATCCAAGAGACAATATTGCTCTTCGTTGGTTAGCCAAGGAGTACAACATTGGTTACGACCTGTTTGATACTGTCATGCATGCCCGTGAAATCCAAGCTAAAAACTTGGCCTTGTTCTTGGTTGATCAAGCCCGGGCAAACAACTTACCAGTGGTAATCCATGGCAAGGCCTACAAGCCCGATGTGGAATACTGTATTGGTAGTTACTCAACTCTAGTTGGTTTCTATGTCAAAGAAGCCGGTATGCCTGTAGTTTATGTAGATCCACTTGCTGATGATCCTGCCGAAGTAGTTGCCTCAATTGATGGTCCTGCTGTATTTTTATGGGCACACAATCGCAAGATCACTTATGAATACACCGGTGATCAAAAGGACACACAACCCTACTGTCCAATTGCCACTGGCAGTATCATTGTAGATCCATGGCGCAAGCTGACCAGTAGCGACGGTATCACAGTCATTCACTACGGTAATACTCGAGACTAATATGAAATTTTTTGATCGTTTCAAAAAGAAAAAACCCGAAGTCAAGGCCGAGCCTAAACCAAAACAGGCTCCAGTTAAAACTGCCAAGGAAATTGCCACAGAAAAAGGCGAAAGCTATATCAACATTGTAAGCATGGATGTTGATCCGGCTGATATCAGCAACGGTGCTTTTGAACTGGACTGGAACGATAAATTCATAGCTGACCTGGTGCGTCACGGTTACATGATGGATCCAAAAGATTCTGATGCCGACATTGTGGATCGTTGGTTCACTGCTGTGTGTCGTAATGTGGTTCTGGAAACTTGGGAACAGTATGAAGCAATGAAAACTGATCCCGAGCGTGATCGTTTTGTCAAAACACGCAACATCGGTGATGGACGAAGCGAAGTCAGTTGACCAATTACCGCTGTTGATACACGCCGATCCGGGGGCTAGAGCTCACCTTTTGGCCAGTTGGTTAAAGTCGGAACTGCTAGAAGCATACTATGATGTAGGAGTAAACACAGCGTCGTCTACAATGTTTACTAAAATACACACCGATTGGAATAATGTTGATGTTCAGGCATTCAACGGAATTAAAATCAGAATTAAACCTAGTTTTGATATGTTGCCAATACATTTGCATTTGTTTTTGACCAAAAATGTTTATGTGCAGATTCCAGATTTTCCCAAAGATGGGTTTGGATTTACCACGGTAGACAAGTTGCTAGAAGCAATAAAAAGTTGGTGGCATCATGACCAACAAGTAGATGTAAACTTGTATGATAAAGTATTAAACTTTAACGACACCTATAACACTGATTCAATGATTGAATTATTTTTTTGGTACAACGGTAGGTATCCAACAACTCAACAGATAAAAATGCTACAAGAAACAAACAAGTTAAATTGCCCTGTGTTAAATCGCAATTCTGCATGTTCTATAGCGGCCATGATTCTTGAACAGGAATACACAAAAAATTTAAAAGAAATAAACAGATACTGGTCATTGCAAAATATTTACAAAAATAACGATACATCTCAACTATACAACATTGTTTATGATTCTATAGTTCCTAAAAATTACGGAATAAGTGATTTTCATGGAATTGGAATAAACAAAAATCTTTCAAAGAGGCAACATGATATTTAATCACATACGCAAACTCAAAGAGGACGGCAAAAGAATTGGCATCACCTTCAGTACCTTTGACATGCTACACGCAGGACATATTGCCATGTTAGCCGAAGCCAAGAATCATTGCGATTACTTAATTGCTGGCTTGCAAACAGATCCCACAATCGACCGCCCTGATACCAAAAATCGACCTGTGCAAAGCATTGTAGAACGGCAAATACAATTGGCCGCTTGCCGTTATGTAGACGAAGTTGTAGTTTACCAAACTGAACAGGATCTAATCGACCTGTTGCTGATTTTACCAGTTGATGTTCGTGTATTGGGTGTTGAATATGCCGACAAAGAGTACACCGGCAAACACGAGTGTGCCATACGCGGAGTTGAGTGTATCTTTAATCGACGAGATCATTCATTCTCCAGTTCGGGCTTACGCAGTCGTGTGGTCGAAGCCGAAACTATCAAACTACTCAAGAAAAAATGATCTTATATGTCAACGGTGACAGCCATACCGCTGGTGCAGAAGTGGTCAACGGGCATGCCTTTGCTGCAGACGACCCACAGTATTTGCATCTGGGACGATTACCGCATCCGGCCAACTTGGCACACACCTGGGGCAAACTGTTGAGCCTGGCACTCAATGCTGGTTTTCATTGCGATGCAGAAAGTGCATCTAGCAACACAAGAATTTTGCGAACCACTCGCGACTGGCTGTCTAAAAATAAAAACTCTGAAAAATTAGTTGTCATACAATGGTCAACCTGGGAACGAGAAGAGTGGTTAATTGATGGAGTGTACTATCAGGTCAACGGCAGTGGCATTGATCGTGTTCCTCCTGCATATAGAGAAAAATATAAAAATTACATTGCAGATATTGATTGGAATCAAAAAACCATCGATGCTCACAATGACATTTGGGATCTGCATCAGGAATTATTGAATCAAGAAATACCACATATATTTTTCAATGGTAATACTGATTTTTCAATCATTGGCAATGCTCAATACGAAGGCAGACCAGGAAAAAGAGCCAGTATGGCCGGAGAAATCAAAAAAGATTGGGGTACCAGTTACCTGGGACCGTATGATCCAGCCATGACCTATAATGCTCAAATTCGAGCCGCAGGAATTGAAACCGTTTCACCAAAAAGCTGGCATTTTGGTAAGGACGGGCAGGCCTGGTGGAGTCGTTACATGCTAGACTACATCATAAAACACAAATTTGTTTGACAACTTGTATTAAATCTGTTATAATTGTAGTATGAAATATGTTCTTATAGATACTGCAAATATGTTCTTTCGTGCCAGGCATGGTGCATTTCGTGCGGCCGATACTTGGGAAAAGATTGGATTTGCCCTGCATGTGACCTTGATGAGTGCCAACAAGGTGGCCCGGCGCTTTGAAGCAGATCATGTGGTTTTTGCCTTGGAAGGGCGAAGCTGGCGCAAGGACCTGTACAAACCCTACAAAAATAATCGTGCTGTAGCCCGTGCGGCGCTGACCGATGCAGAACAAGAAGAAGACAAGATGTTTTGGGAAACCTATGATAACTTGACTAAATACTTGTCCGAAAGAACCAATTGCTCCGTTATCAGATGCCCGACCGCAGAAGGTGACGACATCATAGCGAGATGGATAGCTTTACACCCCCAAGATGAACATGTAGTAATTAGTAGCGACACTGACTTTGTTCAGTTGTTGGCTCCCAATGTAACGCAGTACAATGGTATTACCGATGAATTACACACTTTAGAAGGAATCTTTGATGCCAAAGGCAAACCTGTCATTGATAAAAAAACTAAAGAACCTAAAACAATCCCTGATCCTAAGTGGCTACTATTTGAAAAGTGTATGCGTGGTGATAGTAGTGACAATGTGTTCTCAGCTTTTCCGGGCGTACGAACCAAGGGCACTAAGAATAAGGTGGGCCTACAGGAAGCCTACGAGGACCGAGAACGGCAAGGCTACAACTGGAACAACATGATGTTACAACGCTGGACTGATCCTGACGGTGTAGAACATCGTGTGCTAGATGATTACGAACGCAACAGAACCTTGATTGACCTTACAGCACAGCCAGAGGAGATCAAAGCAGTAGTAGATGCCGCCATCCGTGAACAGATCAGTCACAAGGACATTGGTCAAGTGGGTGTGCGATTCATGCAGTTTTGTGGCAAGTATGAATTAAACAAGTGCAGTGAATCGGCCGACTCGTTTGGTCGTTGGTTGAACGAAACCTACAAAGGAGTATTAGCATGAACGATCGTAGAACACACATGATCATGGCAGCGGCCTTGGTATTTTTGGTGCTTTCCCTAGGCGGGTTGATATGGGGCATAAACGCAACACTGAATCAGTCTCCAATCATGTATGATTGCCGGCTTGCTGAAATTAGCCCAGACTTTACCCCAGCCATGAAGCAACAGTGTAGAAATAAATTGAAGGAGTCCCAATGACATTGATAGCACTACCAGTGGTAGACAAACAGTATTGGATTTTGAAAGAAAACGATCGCAAGGTTGGCAATGTGGAAGCCTGTGCCGGTGGATACCAGGTCAAGATTCGCAATCAAATTGCCCAGTACAAGACCATACGCATGGTTGAACGACAGGTCAATATACAATTTGAACCGGCACCCAAAAAACAAAAGCCCGCGTCGCCTGCAAATCTAGTACATGGATATCCGGTCGCAGGTCGCGTGAACAACCCCATGTGGGATATTCCACAAAGACTACCAATTTATACCAAGACTGCCAAAAGCAAGAGTTGGTTTGCCGCTGGGTGGTATCGTGTTAAAAAAGGTCGCGCTTGGCAAGTCTTACAAGGCCCCAAGTTGATCATGTTGCAACGATATCCATACCACGGTCCATACTACACACAAGAGGAAGCAGAACACAATGACTAACCCATTTAGAGATCAAGAAAAATTTATGA